CGAGGATGAAGAGGAGTACAAGTACGAGACCGAGTGCGGCAAGACCATACACATCGACCACGCTGACCACTACGCACCCCAACAAACAACCCTAGCACTGGAGTAAACCATGACCAAGAAACGCATGACAATTCTCAACAAGACCCTAGCGCGTGCGCTATCCATGAAGCGGCCCCATGCTACGCTGGCCACAACTGAGTTCACCGACTGGCTGTTTAATGCACTGCCACCTACTGTGCGCGGTAGAGCTTGGCTCGATGCAGCAGACAACCTGCACGTGGACACACGTCAAGACCCGACCAACCGCACGCTGTTTACAGCGCACGTGGATACTGTGCATCGCGTGATGGGGGCCAATAAGATACGCAAGACAGACAGTACGTGGTATGCAGACGGCGCGCCTTTGGGTGCGGATGATGGCGTGGGCTGTGCGCTGCTGATGCACCTTATCCACGCTAAGGTGCCCGCGTATTACATCTTCACGCAAGGCGAGGAGGTGGGCGGCATCGGTGCCAAGCACATATCCAAAGACCACGCTACGCTACTTGCGCAGTTCGACAGGGCTATTGCGTTTGACCGCAAGGGTACAGACAGCGTCATTACGCATCAGGGCTGGGGGCGTACGGCATCCGATGAGTTTGGCCAAGCCCTTGCTGATGCGCTTAACGAGACAGACCCGACTGGCAACCTGATGTATTCGCCCGATGACACTGGCGTGTACACCGACACCGCTGAGTTCACTGACGTCATCCCCGAGTGCACCAACATATCGTGCGGGTATTACTCTGAGCATACGGAGAAGGAGCACTTAGATATGCTGCACTTCATGCAGCTTGCCAAGTCGATACTACTTGTTGACTGGGACGCGCTGCCTACCATGCGTGACCCCAAGGTGCTGGAGAGCAAGTGGGACAACGTGTCTCACTCAAGCTATGGCGGCTACACCAACAAGTACGACCCCAAGTGGTACGCCAGCGCGTACTCAGACTATGACGATACGTTCTACGCCAACGAGGAGGATGAGTACCTTATGGAGTGCCTGCTCGATGCCGAGTTTGGCTTCACGTCGGGGCTGGTCGGTATGATGGCTGAGTCTGTGTACCCCGAAGACCCAGCGATGGCGCGCAAGTTCATCAACAAGAAGAAGCTGACCGAGGAAGCGATCGCGTTGGCCAAGAGTATGGTGGGTAGTAGCGACACCAATGCAATTCTCGCTACGTTATTTGATATGGCTTATGCCGAATAGGAGGGAACAGTCATGAAATCGCCTAAGACGCGGGAAAAAATTCGGCGGGGGTTGGTCAAGTCGATGTGGAACCAGCTTTGCCGTCAGGTAGAGATGGCCCTGCGCGTGCCCAAAGCCCGCATAAAACGCTACGAACGAGCAGCAGCGGTCGAAGCCCTGACCGCCTACGCCAAGGAGTTCAACACGCCGCCTGCCAAGCGCAAGCTGGACACCTACCTAGCCTACACGGCCCTGCTCAACAAGCTGCTGGCCAAGCTGCGCAACTATCGGGATACCAAAGACCAAACACCGCAGGAGATGGCCAAGGAGAAGCAGATGCTGACCAGCGGCGCGCACTGGGCAGATTGGATACCTGAGGAGATAAAGGTCGAGTTCATGCAGGCGCTAAAGAGTGTGCACGAGTATCCTGAGGTGTCCATAACCCCATTCCCGCAGATGGTGTACAAGGTGCCGCCGCGACCCAAGCGGCCAAGCCGCAAACCAAAGCGGGAGAAAACACCCATCGAGCTGCTGCGCGACGAGTGCAAGGCGCTGGATACCGCGCACCTACTGGCCCCTACACCCGAGAACAAGGCAGCACTGGAGGCCAAGCTGGAGGAGCTGGCAGCAGCCAAGAAGGCCAAGGCGCGGGCACGAGCGCGGGAGCAGTACGCCAAGATAAAAGCCGAGCGCGAAGCGTTCAAAGCAAGGCTGGCTGAGGATTAAAAATAATTGTCAAGCAATAGACAAAAGGGAGTTTTTTCGTTTACACTATTTTTCCCATCAACTTTTTAGGAGAAGCAACATGGCAGATATTCAAACAGCATTGGCACGTGTACTTGACGAGTGGGAGGGCAAGGCGGACAACGCAGCGCCCCAGCCCGAGGCTACCCAAAAGCCCAAGGCGCACTTGTTTAAGCCCACCACAGGGGTGACGAAGGCTACGTTTAACTTTGTGCGGGCCAACCCCGGCATCAATAGGGTGGAGGCCACTAAGCTGCTGGTCATGCAGGGATACAAAGAAGGCTCAGTGGCCAGCCTCATCACGGCGTTCATCAAGCAAGAGCAAATGGAGCTTGTGGATGGCAAGCTGTTCACCACAGTCAACGAGTACCAGCCCCTCAAAGATAGCAAAGCAGTGAGGGAAGATGCCATCAAGAAAGCCAAGCTGGCCAAGCGCAAGGCAGCAGCCGAGGCAAGAGCCGCGCGGATACGCGCTGAAGGGGCGGGCATCACCGCGTTACAACCACTACAGCCGCAGCCTACGCCAGCCCCACGCAGCACCATTATCACCACTAACTTCAACGTGGAGAACGTCATCAAGAACCTGACCATCTATCAGGCCAAAGAGTTACGCGATGCGCTGAACAACCTATTCAAATAAGGAGAAAGCAAATGAACTTCCTAGACTTTTTAAAGCGCCACATCAAAGACCCATCCCCGCTGGAGGTCATCAGCAAGGAGCTATCCCAAGCCCACCTCGATAGGCTGGAGGCCGAGAACGCAGTGGAGTATGCGCAGGCTGTGCTGGAGCTGAACATCACCCGCATCGAACGATTGAACAACCGCATCAAGGAGTACAAGCAATGAGAGAAAACATCAAAACTGAAAAAGACTACACCGACTGGATGGAGCGCACAGGCGGCTACGCAAAGGACATGACGCTGCGCGATTACTTTGCGGGGCTTGCATTGCAGGGATTCCTCGCAGATGGCATGGCCCCAAAATGTGAAGCATTAACTATTGCGAAATGCAGTTTTTTAGCAGCAGACGCAATGCTTGAGGAGCGAAGCAAATGAAAGAAGCAGACGAAAAATACATGGCGGTGTATGTGGAGGAAGAAGAGATACACGACCCATACGAATTCATCGGTCAGCAGATCAAAGGCATCATTGCATTAGCCGCCATCGTGACTGGTGTGTGGATGCTTGTTGCAGCGGTGGTGGTGAAATGACAGGCTACCAAAGCAAAAAAGCAGCAGCGCAGGCCAAGCTGGAAGATGACGATGACATCCAAACCTACACGCGCCCTTGGGTAGGGCTATCAAATGGGGAAATGATAGAGCTATCTGAGATGCAACTTGGTAGCTGGGATTTGATTTTAGAAGTCGAAGCCAAACTCAAGGAGAAGAACAATGCGACTTGATGAAGTAAAGGTAGCTAACGTAGGTGGTGTATGGAACACGCACCCTTGGTGGCCTGCGCTGAATTGGGGTACCGGCACTGCCGCTGGCGTGAAGCGTTTGGAACTTATTGCCGAGGACTACACGTTCACGTTCAAAACCGTGGAGCAGCTATTCCCACTTAACTTAAACAAGCCCTATGGGCCAAAGGTGAACACATGACGTACGAAGAATTTTTTAAGTTTGTGCAATCCGAGTGTATGCACGAAGCCATTTACCAGGACAGCGAGGGTAGGGCTATCCTTGTTATTACGATGTTGGATGCGTACGGCATGGTAAACAAAGCACAAGAGCCTGATTTTGGGCCACAACCGGGTATGCACTACGGCATAAACCAAGACGATTGGAAAGACATAGTTGCCGCCATAACCAAGGCGCGTGATAGCAGAGGCATATACCTAGGATGCCACCCTGCTGATGTGTTCCAAAATTGGTTTCTTGCAATGGGATTATTCAAACCAAAGGAAACAAAATGAACACAGATCAATTTAAACAATTTGAAATTAAAGACAACGTACAAGTTGAAGGCATCACTGCAGATTACGTTTGGTACAACACGCAAATCCTGACGCAGAAAATGCAGTCATGGCAGCGCGATTTTGAAAAGTTAGCCAAAACAATGGAAGACCGCCATAACGAACACTTACACATGATCGGCGACTTGCTGCGGCAAAACAAATCCCTCAAAGACAAACTAAAGGAGCTGGAGAAATGAAACAAGAAGACATTGAACTTATCGAGATGACGAAAAACAAACGGCACTTGTTCGGCGGCAGGGAAGTAATCCTTGGGCCTGTAGGTGAAAAGAAACGCCTTGGGTGGGTATACAAAGACACCGGGCTACCGCCTACCGAAGAAGAGACCAACGCCGTACTAGAAAAACAAAAGAAATGATCTCACGCCCACAGACAAGAATAAGGGAGCTGCTAAGGGAATACCCTGACGGCCTTACGGTGTTGGAAGTAACACGGCAGCTTTGCCTTAACTACACCAACACAAAAAACTATTTGACCAATATGCCCGATGTTTACATTGACCGCTGGGTGCCTAGGACAGATTCCATCAAAGGCATTGGTAAGTGGCGGGCGGTTTACTGCGCTATAGTGCCCCCAGAAAACTGCCCCCACCCTGACGGAGCTGATGAATGACTGCGCGGTACGTTACCTTTAGTCCGTACTACGCGGGGCTGGGCAATGTACTGATGAGCTACGAGTTGGCGTTGAGCATAGCGCACATCACTGGCAGGACGCTGGTGCTGCCGCCCAAGGCGTTCATGGCGTTTCTATCTACAGAGAACCACAGGGATAAGTTCATTGATATGTGGGACGTTCTCTACAAGCCAGCGGTGGCCGAGGCGTTTTCTGTTATTGACTTTGACGATGTGCCTGAGCTGCGCGCAGCCAAGGAGAAGATGCAAACGGAACGGTCATACACAGGCAACATCCTTGAGCACGTGCCAAATTTATTTTGGTACAAACCGAGGGAAGGCAACGTAGTGTGCGAAGAGCACGCGTTGCTGGTAAACGGCAGGCCCGATACAGAGGACTACAGAGTGTTTGCAGCAGACAGAATACCGGTTGACTTGGATCGGCCTGAAAAGTTTCTGCACTTTGAAAACAATTTGTTTGGGCATTATTTCTACCACGTCTACTGCGATAAGGAGCAGCGCAACATCCTCAAGGACAAGATGGCCAACGCCATGCGTTACAAGGAGATGTACTTCTACATGGCCAAAGAGGTCGCAAAGAAGTTGGGCAGCTACAACGCAGCGCACGTACGGCGTGGGGATTTTTTCCATCAATACAGCGAGTTCCTCAAGGGTATCGACACCGGGGATAAGCTGCTCAATCAAGTTAAGAAGTTCGAGGAGTACAACGGCCTGCCGCTGTACATCGCCACAGACGAGACCAACCGCGATTTGTTTGATGCGTTCAAGGGCCAGTACGAACTGGCTTTCTATGATGACTTTGGTTTTGATTTCACGCCCTTGGAGAAGGCGATAGTCGAGCAGATCATCTGTAGCAACGCTAAGTTTTTCATGGGCACAAAGCCGTCGACGTACTCAGCAAAGATCAACAAGATCAGAGGCGAAGCTGGCAGACAGGCAGATGATTACATGGGCATCAACACAGTGCTTTACACAGAAGGCGGCTGGAAAGAAATGCCCAAGGACAGACCCGCTTATATAGACAGCCCCATGCCTTGGACACTGCGAGCGGATAAGCGCTGGTCTTGGGATAACTCAACACACCCACATTGGACAAAGGAGTAGAAATGTTTGCACTTAATTTAGAACCACGCTGGATAGAATGGTATTTGGAAAACCTTGCTATGGGCGTAGACCCCAAAGCGATTGTGACCGCCATGCTGGCAGCAGATGTGCCCGAGTCAGAAGTAATAACTTTGGCCAGTAACATAAACCGAGTGTCGGGATACCGCACAGCGCTAAAGCTGGGAGATCAGATACGCAAGCTGGAGTCGGTAAATTTAAACCACCAAAAGCTGCTTGCCCAAGACCCCACGCGCCTGACGATTGATAGAGTATCAGGGCTGACCAAGGAGAGCTTCTTCCATGATTACTGGATAGCAAACAAGCCGGTCATCATCACGGACTTTCTTGATCGGTGCGATAACTACGATCGCTGGACTATGGACTACTTGCTGCACAACTACGGCGACGAAGTCGTGGAAATACAAGAAGGCCGGATGGCTGACCCCGAGTATGAAATCAACAGCACCAAGCTGAAGTCAACCATATCCATGTCCAAGTTTATTAAACGCATACTGGACACTGGGGATACCAACGACTTCTACATGACGGCCAACAACTTCTCTATAAGAAACACGCGCTTAGGGGATGTGCTAAAGACGTTGGAAAACATACCTGACTACTGCACACCACCAACAGCTGACTCACACACCGCGCATCTGTGGGTTGGGCCAAAGGGTACGCTGACGCCGCTGCACCACGACGAGTCGGGAATCATTCACCCAAACCTGCACGGATCTAAACGATGGATAATGATAAGCCCCAACTACTGCACGTATCTGTACAACCACGTAGGCGTTTTCTCAGAGGTAAATATTTTTGATGTTGACTACAACAAGTTTCCCAAGATGCGTGACGTGCATGTCATGGACGTTGTGGTAAACGAAGGTGAAGCAATTTTTATACCAATAAACTGGTGGCACGCAGTGCAGTCTTTGACGCCGTGCGTATCGCTGACGCTGACAGGATTTCCGTTCGATAATAGGTGGAGCTTTTATAAACCCGTACGGAGATAACAATGACTGAACACGAACAAAACCTGCGGGACTTGGCGGCCATGTTTGCTATGGCTGCGCTGTTGGTTAGGAACAAGTACGACAACCACCCGCACGAGCAAGCACTTGATATTGCCAACGCCTTCATTGCAGCGCGGCAGGCCGAGCCTACCTCTGAACCCGAGGAGGGCATAGCCGCCATCAAGATCAACCGAAGAAAAAAGGAACCGGAATGAAACAAAAAGACACACCCAACTTTGCCGCATGGAGCAACGAGAACTTGGCAAACTTTGCAGCCGAGGCGTATATCCGTATGCAGGAGTTGCAGGAGGAGAACGAGCACCTCAAGCTGGACGCCAAGGCTGCACTGGAAGCTGCACGCAAAGCAATGATTGAGGCAAGCAAATGACACCCGAGGGGCTTGTTAAGAAAACAATCAAGGCTGTGCTATCGCACTACAAGGTCTACTACGCCATGCCCCTCGGGGCTGGCTTCGGGGCGGCGGGTGTGCCGGACTTCCTGTGCTGTGTCGATGGCGTCTTCCTAGCGGTGGAGGCCAAGGCAGGCAAGGGCAAAACAACTGCGCTGCAAGACAGACAGATTGCAGCAATCCAAGCAGCAGGTGGCCACGCGTTGGTCATCCGCGAAACAAACATAGATGAACTAGAGGAGAAGATACTATGGATAAAGAAGAATTCCACCGCATCAGCAACGTGATCGAGGGTTGCATCGTGAACATGAACAGCGCACGGGTCGATGCCATGCTGCGTATGTTTGAGTCAATAGCCAAAGCCGGTTCCGACAACAGCCACGGCGTGATCGTAATAGAGGTGTTGAAAAATGGCGTGATGCTATCGAGCATCAACGTCGACGAGGTAGCCGCTGCCGAGCTTGTCGGGGCATTGGCCATCAAACTGCAAAGCGATATCATGCTTGGTGCCCCGCCCAAGGAGATGTTTAATTGAGCGCGCCCTACGATCGCATACTGACTGTTGACTTTGAAACCTACTGGAACAGCAAGACCTACACGCTGTCCAAGATGACGACCGAGGAGTACATACGTGACAAGTCTTTCCGAGCGTTTGGATGCTGCTTCCATGAATACGGCAGTGGACAACCTACTCAATGGGTTAGAGGAGACGACCTACCTGAGTACCTTTCTGGAATCGACTGGGGACGAACCGCCGTGCTTGCACATAACGCCCAATTCGATGTATCCATACTCTCATGGCGGTACGGAGTTACCCCAGCCTTCATCTTCGACACCCTATCAATGGCGCGAGCTTTACGCGGCGTGGAGGTTGGCAATTCCCTCGCACGACTGGCAGAGGATTTTGGTCTTCCCCCAAAAGGGCGAGCCGTACATTCTACCGATGGACTGGCCGTCATTGACGCTGAGACAGAACGAGAACTTGCTGAGTATTGCCAGCACGACGTATATCTCTGCGAACAAATATTCCAAAGACTCGCGCGAGGCTACCCTGCTTCGGAACTACGCCTTATCGACATGACCTTGAAGATGTACACCGAGCCGGTCTTGCTGCTTGACAAGCTGATGCTAGTCAATGCGATCGACGAGGAGCGCGAGATGCGCAAAGCCCTGCTCAAACGTCTTGGTGTTATGGATGCTGCGCTGGCAAGCAACGGCCAGTTTGCTGAGCTGCTGCGCACCCTTGGTGTGGAGCCGCCGACCAAGAAGAAAAAGCCCACGGCCAAAACACCCAAACCAGTAGGCACCAACTTCGCATTTGCCAAGACCGACGCCATGTTCCAAGCTATGCTCAACGGTGACAACGAGGACGTGGCTGCGCTGTGCGAGGCTAGGCTAAAGGTCAAGTCAACGACCGAGCGCACAAGGGCGCAGCGGTTTTTAGAAATATCCCAACGCGGCCCGCTGCCTGTACCCCTGTCCTACTACGGCGCTGGCACTGGGCGGTGGACGGCCAGCAAGGGCAGCGCTATCAATATGCAGAACCTCAAGCGCGGGTCGTTCCTGCGCAAGGCGATCATGGCCCCCGAGGGCTACCAGTTGGTGGTGGGCGACTTGTCGCAGATCGAGCCGCGTGTGCTGGCTTGGATATCGGACTATGAGGATATGCTGGACATCTTCCGATCAGGCGCTGACCCCTACGCTGCGTTTGGTGCACAGATGTTTAACATTCCCGGCATGACCAAGGACAGCCACCCTGACTTGCGTCAGTCGGCTAAGTCTGCGCTGCTGGGCTGCGGTTATGGTCTTGGCTGGGCATCGTTTGCTTCGCAGCTTATGGTTGGTTTCCTAGGCGCGCCGCCTGTGCGCTACGACAAAGCCTTCGCCCGCAAGCTGGGCGTGGATGCGGCGTACGTGGAGAAGTTCATCGACTGGGAGGACAACCTCAAGAAGATGGCGGAGATTCCCCACACTTGCACCGACGCGGAGCTGCTCATCCACTGTGTGGCTGCCAAGAAGATCATCGACATTTACCGTAGCACCGCGCATCCTGTTGTTTCATTCTGGGATATGTGCAGCGGCCTGATCGACACAGCGCTTGCGCAGGGGCGCGAGTTCAGGTATAAATGCGTTGTGTTTCGCAAGGGTGAGATCGAGCTGCCCAACGGCATGAAGCTACTGTACCCCGAGCTGAGACAGGTCAAGGACGACAAAGATCGGATGCAGTGGGTCTATGGCCCCGATGCAACCAAGTTGTATGCTGGTAAAATAACGAACAATATTGTGCAGGGCGTAGCCCGGATAGTGATGACAGATGGGATGCTCCGCGTAGCAAAGAGATATCCCATCAAAGGCACAGTGCATGACGAGCTTATTGCCGTTGCACCTGATGCAGAAGTAGATGACGCTAAGACTTGGGTCTTGGCGCAAATGACTATGGAGCCACGGTACATGCCGGGGATTCCGTTGAACGCTGACGGTGGCGCGCATCGTCGTTATGGTTTAGCAAAAGGATAGGAGAAGGTGTGGCAACAAAAGAAAGAACACCAATCCCACGGCGTATGCGCGTGGGCAAAAAGATGTACTCGGTCGAAGTGGTCGAGGCGCTGATCGACAAGAACTGCATGGGGCGTGTGCATTACAACGAACGCCTTATTCAAATTGCATCGCATCGTTCGCCCGGCCGTAAGATTGCTAACGCTGAAGTACGTGATTCGTTTTGGCATGAGACTGTGCACGCAATCTTGCATGACATGGGCCGTGACAATCTGAACCGCGACGAGGCGTTTGTAATTGGTTTTGCATCCCGGCTGTCACAGGCCATAGACTCAGCAAAGTTTTAGTATGACCAAAGTTATATCGTGGAGTCACAGCGCTCTAAAGGATTACGAGGGATGCCCCAAGCGGTATCAAGAGGTCAAGGTCTTGAAGAACTATCCGTTCACAGAGACAACAGCCACGCGATACGGCAACGAGGTACACAAAGCCATCGAGCTGTACATCCGCGATAACACGCCGATACCCGAAGCCTACGCACAATTCCAGCCTGTGGTTGATGAGCTGCTTAAAAAGCCCGGACGCAAACTGGCTGAGCAGCAGATGGCGTTGACCAAGGACTTGCGTCCTTGCGACTGGAAAGCCAGTGATGTGTGGGTGCGGGGTATCGCTGACTTGCTGATTATGGATGACGACAACCTGATGGCGTGGGTAGTAGATTGGAAGACCGGTTCGGATAAATACCCAGACCGCGACCAGCTCAAGCTCATGTCTATCATGGTGTTCGCCCACTACCCGCATATCCGCAAAGTCAACTCAGCGCTTTTGTTTATTGTCAAAGGTAGTATGGTCAAGCACAGCATGACCTACGATCAAGCCGATGCGCACTGGTGGGACTACCGCGAGCGTGCTGCCCGCATCGAGCAAGCCTACGCAACAAACGTATGGAACGCCCAACCCTCGCCGTTATGTCCGTGGTGTCCGGCCACCACTTGTGTCCACCATCCCAAACATTAAGGAACTGTCATGCCTTACAAAAATCCCAAAGATCGCGCTGGTTATCCGGCGTACGATCAAAAGCCCGAAGTCAAAAAAAAACGCGCAGCACGCAACAAAGCTCGCGCAATGCTTGAGAAAGAAGGGCTGGTGCATAAAGGCGACGGCAAAGACGTCGACCACAAGAAAGCGCTAAGCAAAGGCGGTGCAACAGTACGCAGTAACCTGCGTGTGAAATCAGCGACAGCCAACCGATCGTTCGCCCGCAAGAGCGACCACTCCATAAAATAAATAAGAGAAGCAAATGCAAATCATTGATGACAAAGCCTTACTACTAAAGACCCGCAACCCCAACAAATACTCCATCATTCCCAAGCACAAGATCGTCTCGCAGGAGAACGGCACGTACGGAGTATTGGTGTATTGGGGGCTGGAGGAAGTCAAAGTACTGCGCAACTTAGGCGTGAGGAATGTTCCCTCGCCTATCACAAAAAGATACAACTGGCCCGGGCGCTACAAGCCTATGGCCCACCAACGCGAAACAGCCGAGTTCTTGACGCTGCACCGCAAAGCGTTTGTGTTCTCTGAGCCGGGTACTGGCAAGACGCTATCAGCGTTATGGGCAGCGGATTACCTTATGAGCATTGGTAAGGTACGCCGTGTATTGATTCTGTGCCCGCTGTCGATCATGCAGTCGGCTTGGTTGGGCGATCTGAACAACAGCATCATCCACCGGTCTGCCGTTGTAGCGCACCACTCGCAGGCTAGCCGCCGTATTGAGATGGTGCAGCAGGACTACGAGTTTGTTATCACAAACTACGATGGGTTGAACCTGATCGCAAACGAAGTACGCAACGATGGGCGCTTTGATCTAGTCATTGTGGACGAAGCCAATGCGTACAAGACGCAGACCACACGGCGCTGGAAATCGCTGGCCTCCATACTCGGGCCGGAGACCTACTTGTGGATGATGACAGGCACGCCTGCTTCGCAGTCGCCTGCCGATGCCTATGGGCTGGCCAAGCTGGTCAACCCCAACAACGTGCCCAAGTTCTTCACGGCATGGCGCGATATGGTGATGCACAAGGTCACGATGTTCAAGTGGTCTCCCAAACCCAACGCCGCCGAGACAGTGCATGCAGCTTTGCAGCCTGCTATTAGATTCACCAAGGCGCAGTGCTTGGACTTGCCGGACGTGCTGACTACCACCCGCATAGTGCCTTTGACGCCCCAGCAAGCCAAGTATTACAACCTGCTCAAAGATCGCATGGCAGCCGAGGCAGCAGGCGCAACCATCACGGCGGTCAACGCGGCGGCCAACCTGAGCAAGCTGCTGCAAATATCCTGCGGCGCTGTATATACAGACGACAAGGAAGTCGTGGAGTTCGACGCTGCTCCGCGCCTTGCGGTGCTGGAGGAAATACTGGAGGAGACCGATCGCAAGGTGCTGATCTTTGCCCTGTTCCGATCCAGCATCGACACCATCCACGCCTACCTGACCAAGAAAGGCATCCGCGCTGAGTGCATCCACGGCGGCATAACGGCCAACAAACGCGGCGACATTATTCGCCGGTTTCAAAACGAACAAGACCCCCGCGTGCTGGTCATGCAGCCGCAGGCATCGGCGCATGGTATTACCTTGACAGCCGCCGACACGGTGGTATTCTTCGGCCCCCTGATGAGCGTCGAGCAGTACATCCAGTGCATAGCGCGGGCTGATCGCAAGGGGCAGAACTCGGACAAGGTAACCGTTATCCACATCGAGGGCAGCCCTGTGGAGAAGCAGATGTTCAAAGCGCTGGCTTCCAAAGTCATAGACAACTCGCTTATAACGAGTATGTTTGAAATAGCTATAAGTTCTTAAGAAAGGAGTTCGCAAAGCAAAAATCCCGTGTACACTGTCAACCCTTAGACAAAATAACAGGAGTAGTAAATGACTGAAATTGCAGTACCAATCGACAAACTAGCCCGCGTCTATCGCAAGATAAAGGCCGAAATCGACACGCTCACGCAGGAGTACGACACCAAGTTCGCATCCCTAAAAGAGCAACAAGACGAAATCAAATTCGCAATGAAAGACCAGATGCAAGCGCTCGGCGTTAGGTCTGTTCAAACCACCTTCGGAACCGTGTCTATGGTGCACAAGACGCGCTACTCGACGCAGGACTGGGACTCGTTCAAACGATTCATCGTAGAAAACGACGTTGTAGATCTGCTGGAGAAACGCATTGCGCAAACCAACATGGCAAAGTTCCTTGAAGAAAACCCCGGTTCAGTACCCCCCGGTCTGAATTCGTTTTCGGATTTTGAAATCCGCGTAACTAAACCAAGCAAGTGAGGTAAGTATTATGAGTAACGTATCTATTTTTTCTGGCGCAAACGTCCCCGCGTTTGCACGCAACAACACCCTGTCGGACACAGCCCGCGCCCTGACCGGCGGCGGCAACTTAAGTTCGGGAATCAAACGCATTTCGATCAAGGGCGGCGTATTCCGTTTGATTGACGGCGGCAAGGAGTTGGCTTCGATCGACGAGCGCCATTTGGATGTTGTGATCGTCAAGGCTGCGCCTGACGTGAGCCGCCAGTATTACAGTGCGTCCTACAGTGCTGACGCTGTAGCGGCCCCTGACTGCACAAGCGAAGACGGCAAGACCCCTGATGCCACTTCTAAAAACAAGCAAGCCGAAACCTGTGTGTCGTGCCCCAACAATGTGGCCGGTTCGGGTACAGGCAATAGCCGTGCATGCCGCTACTTGCAGCGCGTGGCCGTGGTACTGGCCAACGACATCGGTGGCCACGTCATGCAGTTGACCCTGCCTGCCACGTCGATCTTCGGTAAAGAAAACGGCGACAAGCGCCCGCTGCAAGCATTTGCCAAGTACTTGGCTATGCAAAACCCGCCGGTCAACCCCGAGCAGATCGTCACTCGCATGAAGTTTGATACTTCGTCTGAAGGCCCCAAGCTGCTGTTCTCCGCAACGCGTTGGCTAAACGACGAGGAGTATGACGTGGTGTTGGGCCAAAAAGAAACAGAAGACGCCAAGAAGGCTGTCACTGGCTACGGCGCTACTGCCGCTGCCTCTGCTCCTGCGACGGCTTCTTTGAAACTTACCGGCAAAGCACCTGCGGTAGAAGCCCCCAAAGCTAAAGTAAAAGCCGAGGTAGTTCCCGAGGGAGAAGACATTGCCCCCGAGCCAGAGGTTCGCAAGACAGCCGCCAAGCCCACCGCAGTTCCTGCGGCAAAGAGCAAGCTGGCTGACATTGTGTCTGACTGGGACGACGAGTAAATAACAGGGGGCTTCGGCCCCCATCAACACTATGGCCTATTCACAACGAACTATTGACTTGATAACGCACGCCCCGCGCACCTCTGGCAACACGCTGGGTCGCTGGGCTGTGCATCTTGAGTTTCCTGTGACCAAGATTGCGTACGCCTTGGGCGTGACGCGTCAGACGGTCTATAACTGGTTTGCTGGTAAGGAAGTATTTGTCGCCTATCAACAACGCGTCGAACTGCTCACCAGCATTATGTCAACATCAAAAACTGCCGACGAGGCATGGAGAAGAATATGCACGGTCTACAACCTCAATCCCTAACGAACTCCGAACTGAAGCGCCTGACATACATCATCGGACAAGAGAAGATTCCAGCGGAGTGGGTCACTGAACTGCTGCGCCGTACCGAGAAAAACTGGACAGACGAAAAGCCCGAGAACCCTGACCAACTAGAACTAGACCTGTCCTAAACCCACCCCGAGGATTCCTATGGAACCGCTAGATTTTATGGCGGCGGTTCTACCGCCCCCGGGTAACGGGCGCTATTGTGCGGTGGAACTGACTGATAAAAAAGAACACGTTTATGTAGAGGAGCTGGATCAACTAAGTGGGCCAATCAATCGCTGGAACCAAGCAAAGTACGACATCTACTTTGCGCTGACAACCTTTGGGGACGAGGACAGGCGGGTGGCCGCCAATGCCAAGATGTCAAAGTGCATTGCAATCGACGTTGACTGCAATCACCCCAAGGACGTGCCGGAGAAAGACGGCACAATCAAACCCAAGGCGTACGCATCTGCCCGCCTAGCGGCGCAGGCTATCATGAATTTCACCGAGGAGGTGGGGCTGGCTGCATTAGGCAACCCGTGGCTAGTAGCTTCGGGCGGTGGAGTGCACGCATACTGGCCGCTGACGGAGGCCGTGAGCATTGACGAGTGGAAGCCGGTAGCCGAGGCGTTCAAGCGCCTGTGTGTTCAGAAGAAGCTGGGCATCGACCCGACCGTGACTGGAGATGCGGCGCGGGTGCTACGCGTACCGGCAACAACCAACCGAGGATTCAAGGGCAAGAAGCAAGTACGCGGGGAGACCAACGTGCGCTTCATGAACGAGGGCGACCTGTTTGATTTGCAGGACATCCGCGCCTTGCTGGAGCGCGAGCTGGTCGGGACGGCGTATGCCATCAAGCCAATAACGCCGGGCGGGGATTTGGTACTGCCGGGCAAGCGCCCAACCAAGGAGCCGACGTCGCACGTGCAGTTGTACGCCAACAGCATAACCAAGTTTGGCAACATCTTCAAAGCGACCAAGCAGGGTCGGGGTTGCGATCAGCTCCGCTTCTACGCGGAGAACGCATCGGACGATGGCATGGAGCCGCTGTGGCGCGGGATGCTCAGTATTGCGCAGAAGTGTCAGGACGGCGAGAAGGCGGCGATCTGGCTTAGTAGCCTGCACCCCTACGACGAAGATCGGATGCGCACCAAGTTGGCCGAGATCAAGGGGCCATACCCCTGCACCAAGTTTGACTCGGAAAACCCCGGCGTGTGTACAACGTGTGTACATTGGGGCAAGATCACCAACCCATTGGCACTGGGCCGAGATACGGCAATAAGTACTGAAGCTAAGGAAATTGCGGTCTCTGAGCCGACAATATCCGAGGAGGTGCGCAGCGTGCTGCGTCCCGAGCCGCCCAAGGGTTATGCCTATGGGGCAAACGGCGGCATCTTTGTTTTGAAAGACGACGAGGATGCCGACGGTAACAAGGTGCAGCGCAAGATCATGGTTGTGCCCTACGATTTGTTTCCGGTAGACATACTGGTGGCCAACAAAGAACACGTGGTGCACATGGTAGCGTTGCGCCCCGATGGTAGCCAGACGGTAACGCTGGCGCAAAAAGCCGTTGTCAGTAAAGACGAGACATTAAAAAGCCTTGCCAATCAAAATGTCATAGCTTCTTTTGGCTCCCTGAACGACAGCAATTTATTTCAATATATACGAGCGAGTGTAGAAAAAATGAGCATTGAAAAAGCACCTGTACGAGTACCCGAAAGCTACGGCTGGCAGAAGGATGACACCTTCGTCTACGCGGGGCAAATCTATTCCAAAGGCAAGCCGGTGGCCATACCTATGGCCGGGCTGGAGAACATTGTTAACAATACGCAGCCCACAGGCAGTATCGAAGCGTGGCGCAGCTGGATCAACCTGCTTATCCGCCACGAGATGTACGACCACTTGGCAATTGTCCTAGCCGGTGCTGGTTCCCCGCTGATGCGCTTTACTGGCATCTACGGCATGACGTACCACTGCGCAGCGCGGGACTCGGGTACTGGCAAGTCGCTGGCGCTTGAAGGCGCGGCCTCAATTTGGGGTCATCCCACCCACTACCGCACAGGTAAGAGCACTTCGATGGTGGCGATGCAACAGCGCCTTGGCCTGCTTAACAGCCTACCCTTGGTGACCGACGAGATTACCAGCAAGAACCGCGAGACGCCCAATTGGTTTTCGGAGTTCCTGCTGGACATGACCGAGGGCCGTGGCAAGGAGCGTATGGAGTCCGGGGCCAACAAGGAACGCATCAACAACTCGACGTGGATGGCTAACGCCATCATGTCTTCCAATACCTACGTGGTCGACAGCCTGACAGGCCTGCGTAAGGTTGGCTCGGAAGGCGAGATGCGCCGCCTGCTGGAGTTCCGCATGAACGACAAAGAGGTGTGGACACATGCTGAGGTGGCGGTAATTAAGTCACTGCAAGACAACTACGGTGTGGCAGGTCACATACTGGCTGACTTCTACGCCAAGAACGTGGACATGCTCAAGACCTTTGTGCCGCAGATTGTTGAGAAGATGTACGACGAGTACAACGCCACCAATGACGAGCGCTTTTGGATGGCTAGTGTTGGGGCCAACATTGCCGCCGGTATTTTGATGAGCGACGCCCACGCAGGGATTGTCAACTTCCCGCTGGATAAAATTATTCAAGCCTACGGTAAGCGCATTGAGTACCAGCGCGTGGTCATTAAGTCCAACAAGCGCACCGCCGAGGATGTCCTTAACGAGTTCATCCGCGAGAACATAGGCCGCTTCGTGGTGGTCAACTTTGGTACGGCTGGCGGTGTACTGGCCGAGATGGGCAACGGCGCAGCGTTGGGCAAGAACACTACCCGCAGCGAGGTGCATGGGCGTATTGAGAACGGCGTTACAGTCGGATTCTCTGACTTCTACATCGAGGAGCGCGTGCTCAAGACGTTCTGCTCCACCATGAACTTTGGCTATGCTGAGTTCAAGGAGCAGCTTGAGAAACTGTTTGCAATCCAGTATCTGCCACGTAAGGACTTGACCGCCAAGACCGGCGCTCCCCCGATGCGCACCAGCGTTATCAAGATTACAAGGCCGGTCGATGAGTCGCTTGAAGATCACCTATCCGTGGGCAAAGGTTGAGCGTGGGCAGGGGTTCTTTGTCCCCTGCTTAGACCCCGAGTCCGTCAGGACGGAGGGGCTTAAAAAAGCTACGCTCTTGAGGCTGTTTGATGCCCGGGCGCAGCCGGGTATTTATAAAGGGCAGGCCGGTGTGTGGTTTTACCGCCTGCCCATGAAGCCCTAACGCTGCATCATTTGCTGCATCTTCTCGGCGTACTCTGTACGCTTGGCCCGCAGTTCTTCCAGCCGTGTACGTTTTTGCTCTGGTGTCAGGTTGGGATCAACGGTGACCGCCTGCATCTGAGTTTGGTAGTTACGCATCACAGTGTTGAAACTGCCTGCTGAAGCGCCGCGAGCAAAAGCCTCGGCGTTCTTATCCAAAAATGCTTTGGCTTCGTCGGGCTTGTTCTTCTTAAGCAGATCGGCAACCGTAGCCCGGACTTGCTCAGCCTCAGTCATGGTCTGGTATGCTTCCTCGACAATGTTGCCAGCGTCTTTGGGTTGGAACAGCGTGCCTACGATAGGTTCCCGCGACAAGTTCTTCTCCGGCTCATTGGGGTTTTGCGGCCCAAATACCAGCGAGCTTGCCATCTGCGCAACTGCCAGCCCCATCGACCCAGTGTATCCGCTTATCAGGTGGTCAATTTTGACTGGGGATATATTGAGCGCGGAGCCCAGCTCAGCAGCAAAGCCAGACGTGCTGTCCCGCACCCGCATACCGGGCGTCAAGGATTGCTCGTGTTTGCTCTCAATGTCACGGCCTGTGTAGAACGACTTGCCCAACCCCACCTCGATGGCAGGCTTGAGGATCTGCGGCACGTAATCGGTGTCACCGCCGGGAAGAAGTTTTTGCGCCATCATGCGTATTGCCGTGGCGGCTTCTTTGTCGTGGCCGTAGATGTAGTTCATCACCGCTTCTGGCAAAGACTTGAATACGATGCCTGCTTCAAATGGAATTGGCACCCGCACCATCTCGTCCACGCCGGGGAACGGCACAAAGAAGTTGTTGTACTTCTGCTCTGGCAGCGCGTTCTTGTACGTCTCGTCGTCCTGCATCATGGCGGCGTATACCATAGAAGCCCCAGCCAGCATCATCCCGCGCTGAATGATTTTCTGTTTGATCTGCAACTTCTCTTCCATCGGCATGTTGCCACGCAGCGCCTTGACCAAAGTATTGATGCCTTGGATTTGGGAGTTCATGAACGGATTGATGGCGTTCAGTACGTGCAAGCTAGGCGATATTCCGCGCCGCGTAAAGTTCATGGACTCCAGCGCCATGTAGCTGGCTTCCATTTCGGATAGCCCCTGCTTGAGGTAGCTTTCGTAACGAATCTGACGAGTCATAGCGTCGGCTTTGCCGTGCAGCTCGTAGCCCTTGGCCAGCAACTTTTCCCAGTTTGGGCCGCCAGCTTGAACTTTCTTTAGGATGTTGGTCAGGTCATCAGGCAGGCCGGTGTAGACCTCGCCGCCGGACAAACCACGGCGCTCCATCAAATCAGACTTGACGTTTTTAATTGCGTCTGCCATGCCTTTGAAATCCGAGCCAGCAACCATTGCCGATGAGATCGTGTCCTTAAACAAGATGCGCCCGGCAGACACGGGGTTGGCAACAAACATGGTACGGATTAACCGGCTGGGAGCGCCCACAAGGCGCATCAAAGCGCTGGGTTGGATAGGCATACCTTCCATGCCTTTGACCAAAAGTTCCGCAGGAACTTCGTCAGTGTCTTTGACTATGGCGTAGTGGTCTTCGCCGTCTACCTTGAAGTTAAGGACGTTGCCGCGAGCGGTAGTCTTGCCTTTGCGCACATCGGCCAACCCAATTTTTTGCAACTCAAACGCCGTGTTCTTAATCGCTTGGTTGTTCAAGCCCATCTCAAGAATCATATTGGCGTTACGCACTGAGCTGGTAGCAAAATCCACGACGCGGGAATCATCCCCAACAAGCTCATGCAGATACGGTTTGTCTTTGACGTTGCCCACCTTGGTTATGGACTCATTGCCCATCATCAGCGACACGCTGCCGTCAGAGTTCTCGCGGTAGTAAGGAACGTAGTCCTTGTTGGCCATCATCTTTGCGCCAAGCTCTTTGGAGAACTGCCCGGTGCTTACGCCAAACTTAATCATGTCTTGGTTAAAGCGGCGGTATTCTTCCTTGGCATTTTTAAAGATGTTCTCCAACCCCGGCACAGATGCAATCTGGCGGATGGCTGAATCAAGTTGGGCCTGTGTTATTTTGCCGCTGTAGTCTAGCTTTTCGAGACCGACTTCCTTGGCGCGCTGCGCAACTTCGTACAGGGAGAACAAGTTGTTTGTAGCTTCTGGGCTACCTGTCAGTTTGTTGGCAGGCTCCAGCGTCTTGGCCACATTGACCAGCGAGTTGTTCTTGTCTTTGGTTTCGTACAGGTACTCGGTGCGGCCGTCCGGGCGGGTAATCTTGCGCAGCTCAGGAACGCCCCGGCCAACAACTTGGCCCAAAAGGTTTGTGCGTTGTTGAGCCATACGCAGGTAGTACATCATTTGTGTACCAGCAAGCTGATCCATTTTCTTGGCAAGCCGTGCTATAGGCGCAAACTGGTCGACCAGCTTGACTTCAAGTTCCAATGCTTTGCGGCCCAGAGCGCTGGCGGTCATGCTCTCGTGCAGTGGGCGGTTGGTAGCAATAACTTTCTCTGCCAAGTCGCCTGCTTCTTTCAGCCTAGGGTCATACTTGGCGGTGCGGTATGCAGCTTTGCCAGCGGGGGCTTCACCTTTGCCACGCTCGGTTCCCTCGATAACATACTGGCGGGCATCAGCAACGATCTGGCGCACGGCCTCGTCGCTTAAAGTTTGGCCTTTGAATGTCTTCTTGAACCATTCCTTGATATCGTCGATGATCTTGCGCACAGCGCCGCGCTCTTCGGGGGACGGCTTGGGGTTCTCGGCCATCTCTGCCAGCACTTCTTCAACAGCGACTTCTTTGCTTAGCTTAGGGCCTTCACCTGCGTCACTTGCCTTGAGCTTCTCGTCGGCGCGCTGGCGCACCTCGTTGTTGCCGTCGTACAGCTCGTTCATCTTGCTGGTGTAGCTCTCGCCAAGTACTTCGCGCAGGCCGTGGTGGCCGGTTGCCTCGTGTGCTATTGTGGCAATGACATCCTCAGCGGTGTGCATCTTGTCGCCAACAAGGTAGACTGTCTTGGTGTTCGGGTCGTACACACCGGGGATTTTGCCCTCAACGCCGTCGGCCTTGGCCTGCTCTTTGATGTGGTCAGGCAGCTCGTCAAACGTGTCGACCAGCTTTATCTCGGGGGCATTGACCCAGTCTTTTGTGATGCGATCAATAAACCGCTGAATCTCGCCCCGACGCATGGCCGGGCCTTCGCTCTCGCTGGTTCTGTAGACTGACGGCCCGCCTTCTTTTTCGGATGCGATACCTTCTTCAAAGTCACGGTAGAGTTGTTTGCCAAGTTCCCGTGGAGCGCGCCGTATAGTGCGCGTTTCTTGCGTTGTGCGCTTGCTCTTAACCTCCTGCTTGCCAGCGCTGGCAAGGGACTCACGCATATCTTCAAGCCGTTGCTTTAGCGTCTCTTTGTACTCGGGGGTAGAGCGGCCCAGTTTCTTTGCCGTTTCACCTAGTTGCTTGGTGGCTTCCTGTTTGTACTCTGCAACGGCCTTATCGTCTGGGCCGTACTTGTCCCGCAACGCCTTGAGGCGTTTCTGTACTTCTGCAAGCTGGGGTTTAAAGTCAGGGTGTTCTTGGCCGAGCAGCACCGATAGGTCACGGAAGTCTTTGGACTTCTCCACCTCGTACCGAATATCACCGGCGTTAATCCGCGCTGCGCGCTTGGCTTCGGGGGACGGGCCTTTTTCTCCGGCCTCACGGGCCAGTCGATCGCTTTCGGCTTTCTTTTCGGCCCGCAAGGTTTCGGCGGACTTAGCAGGCTCAATCGTGCGAAACCGCTTGTGCAGGTCAATTACCTTTTGTTTGGCAGGCTCAACCCGAGTCTCGACAAGACGAGCGTATTCTTTGGCCAGTGTGCCCATGCGGCGCTGCGCGTAGGCCTTATCTTTGGCGCTGGTAGTGGGGCTGTCAATTTTTTCTTGCAGCTTGCCGTGTTCGTCAGCCAGTTCGTAAAGCCGGTCAAGTACCGAAATGCGGGCATTACCTTGCGGTTTCTCAATCTTGTCTCTTTCGGTTTGAATTTTTTCAAGCAGGCGGTTGTAATCATCCCCCGCCATTTCGGTGCGCTTAACTTTGGTGCCCTCAAGATTAAGCCGATCGTCCAAAGATTTAATGAGCTTGTCATTGTCAGCTTTCTCTTGGTCACGCGTTTTGTTGCGCTCTTGCAGTTTCTTCTGCTCGTAGGCTTGCGTCATCCGCTTGATGGTGGGCTCGTCTTTGTTTTGCAGCGCAGTGTTCAGGATGTTGTACTCGCCAAACAGTTCTTGCTGCACCGGGCCTTTTTCTTCTTTGGCTGGTGCTGGCACTTCGGCTGGCGTTTCTTCTTTGGCGACTTTGGCCTCTTTTGGTGCAGGCGCTTCTTTCTCGGTAAACATACCGATGGTTTCGCCCTTGGACGTAACTTTGCCTCGGAGCGCATTTACGCGTTGCGTGTAGTCCTGTATCTGTTGCGACCGTTGGGCTTGAAGTTCGTCCAGTGTAGTAGCGTGCTGGCTAGCTGCGTCAAAGTCTTCGCCTTGTGTGGCGTCAAGCATCTTCTTCTTGGTAGAGTCGATCTTGCTGTCGAGCGCCGACAGGTTGGCTTGGTGCTGGGTCTCCAGCCCCTCGGGTGTTTGGGTCGTGCCGCCAAGACTTTCAATCTGCTGGGATGACTGTTCCATCCTCCCTTGGAGGTCTTTGATCTGCGCGCTAAGGTCGCGCACCGCGCCAGTATCCTGCTTCTGCGCTGCGTCAGCCGCTTGGGCTTTAAGCGTATCGAGCTGCTTGGTGAGCAGGTCATGCTGCTCCATCAACTTGTACAAGTCGGGTTTGGTCGCTTCCGGTACGGTTGGCGCGGCTGGTGCTTCTGCTGCCGGGGCCTCGGGGGTTTTGGGCAGGAACTGCTCGCTGCGCAGCGCGTCAGCGGCTGCAGTTTTGAGTGTCTTGTATTGCTCTTTGAGCTGGGCCACCACGGCAGCGTTGCGCTGCTTGTCAATTTCGGTCTGCGGTTTGGGTATGAGCTGCGACTTGAGATCGTCGTATTTCTGCTGCTCAGCTTGATAAGTAGCCTGCGCCTGCTGGGCGTATTCGGGGCTTTGTGTGCGTTGCTGTTCTGCTGCCGCAGCCTGCGCTTCGGCTTTGGCTTGGTCGGCTTCTGCTTGGGCACGCACGTCAGCGTTGCGGATTCCTTCGGCGGTGTTTAACTCGCCTACTGCGCCGCGTCGTGCCCCAATGCCGTGCGCCAGCCCAAATATGGGGGCCATGCCCAACGCACCCTTTGTGGACTCAAGGTATTGCTGCATGGCCTCGGGAGAGGTCAAGTCCTGCCCCAGCGCTGCCCGAGACACAGCCTCGTTGCCCACCATCATGCCTGTGCCGATGAGTGCATTTTCTGCCGTGCTGTGGGCAATGTTTGTCAGCGTACCCGACACTTGTTTGGCGGCGGCTTCGGCGGTCAGTTCTCCGGCGGCTACTTTTGGCGCAAGGGCTGCGGCCTGTTCGGCGGCTGTTTTACCCAGCAAGCCTTTAATTGGCCCGGCCATAGCCACACCCGAGAATGCGTTGATGACTGCATTGGTGATACCACCGGCGATATCAGCCATGTGGTCTGGGGGTTGTCCTGCTGCTTTGCGGCGTTTGGCCAGCTCGCCTATATCTGCGGAAACATCTGCACCAACAAAAGCCGCGCCAGCGGCTACGGCCCCAGCTTCGGGGGCAATAAAAGGAACAGCCGCAGCAGCGGCCATTGGCGTAACAAACCGCCCGCCCATAGCACCAATGTCTTGTGCAAGCGGCTCGATTGCTTTGGATGCGTATGCACCAAGTTCTGGGAAAAGACCGCGCTGGCTTGCGGCTTCAATGTCTGCTTCGGTTGTTGGGCGGTAGCCTTGCTGAGCCTTTTGCTGCTGGCGCTGGCCGAACTTGGTCAACCCCTCTAGGCCCAACTCTGTCCCAGTGTCCTCGGCAAACTGCCCAATACCGCCCCTGAACCCAGAACCCAACGCGGACAAAATGCCGGTAGTGGGTTTGGGCTGCGCTCCAGCGCTAGCTATTTGACTTTGAACAGCCGCGTAGGCCTGTTCGTCTGTAAGTTCTACGGGCGAGTCAACACGATAAGTTCCTGATCCGGGGACATTTATTTCGTATTGGGGCATTACCCACCTCGCAGTAGTTGGTTACGACCCGATTTTATTTACGGTTACCCCCGCAGGTAGCGGAACAGTTCCGGTGGGTGCAGCAGCCGCCATTGTACTTGTGCCAGCCATGCTTGTCATCTGTTGCAACAATCGCGCTGCGTTGGCTTGATGAATAGCAATTTGTGGGTCAAGCGGGTTTGTTTTTGCCAACAACGCGGCGGCAGCTTGCTCGCCTTTGGCCTGTGCTTGCAGCACATTGAACTGTTGTTTTTGCGCCGCAGGTACGCGGTTTGCAAGTTCAGCGGCGCGGGCATCAAACAACGCCGCGCGTTCAGGCGCAATGTCGGCCATCGCGTTTGCTTGGCGTGCCGTAGCATTAAGGTGGGAAATTTCTGCCGCTTGTTTCTGGCGTTGGTTGCGCAGTTGAGCCATTGAGATACCGGCTTCGCCCAAGTTTTGCAACGCGTACTGCGACTTACCGGCCAGCAACGCCATGCCCATATTGAACATATCCTCGTTGCTCATGTGGAAACCGCCTTCTTCTTTTTTGGTTTCCGGGGTAGTCAGAGCAGCAATGCCAGATGCGGGGCCTGCTTCTGGGTTTTCATTTTCATAGTCTGCACTGGCGCTGGTATCAAATGCCCCCAACGCGTCCTCTGCGGGTTTTGGTTTGTACGAGGCAAATCCTGCGGAGGGGTTTATGTTTTCCCAATCCGCGCCAGCGCCAGTATCGTAGTCGCCAACTTGTGCGGCTTGGCTGGCAGCAGCACGTTGTTGCGTAACTGCTTGGGCCAACTCAGGAGAAATACCCGCTTCACCGGCATAACCTGCCGTTGTTGGATTTAGAAGATCCGCGATACCTTTACCCGCGTTGCTAAAGGCGGTGCCGACTGTGCTGGCCGCATTACCAAATTCTTTGCCCACCGCGCTTGTTGGGGGAATTTCAGCGGGGGCTGCCGCAGGTTGCGCAGGCGCAGCGGAGGGGAGTTCGGCTGCTTGGGCGTTTGAGCCGGGCATGACGGCGGTCAACAGCTTGCTGAACTTTTTCAAATAACCTTGGGCTTCGCTTGGCAGCGCGCTGGGGTTGATTTGCCCGTTGTTATCGCGCAAGTGTTTGTTGAGGACGGACTCGCCTTGGTTGTAAGCCACCGCCATCTTGGCGCTGTCGCCGCCATACTTTTTCTGCAAGTCGGACATGTACGCAATCGAAGCGTCAATGTTTTTGTATGGGTCGGTACGTTCGTTGGGGTCAACGCCGTAGGCTTGTCCTGTCGCTTTTGTCAGTTGGCCAATGCCCACAGGGCCGGTCTTGGACTTTGCGTTGGGGTTGTAGCCAGACTCAATGCGGAAAATACTGTCGGCCAAGTAAGGGCTCAAACCCATCTGGCGTGCTTTGGCAATCGCATACTGGCGGTACGCGTCAATAGCATCGCCCTCACCACGCCCAGCACCGCCTCCAGCATAGCCAGCAATACCGCCTTCAGCCATGCTTTGCAGATTCTGTGCGGGGAGCGAGGGTAATCCTTGGCCTTGCGGGGCTTGGGGAATTGGGGCAGCCTGCGGGCCGGGCGCTGCTCCGCCTTGCGGCATCTGTTGGGGCATGCCTTGCGGCATCTGCGGGGGCATAACCGGCTGCGCCATTTTGGCAATATCTTGTTCAGCCACAGTTGGGGGCTGCTGCCCTGCCATTTTTGCCATTGCTGCTGTGCGCAGTTGCTGGCGGCCGTTGCTCTCTTGGATTGCCAACGACAGAATGTACGGGTCGTTTTTGTGTATTGCAGCATACTGCTGCAGTTGCTGGTCGGGCATGCCGCGCAGCGTAGTCGTGATTTGGTTTACATTTGGGATTGGCATATTATTTCCCCATACGTGCGATGGCTAGCCCGGCCAGACCGTCGCTTTCTTTGACGTGCCCGCCCTTGGCAAACGGTTTGTAGCCCATAGACGCGGCAGTCATACCCAAACCACCAAGTTGCGACAAAGCGCTGGGGGGAGCGTTGTACGTTTGTTTTGATTCCTGAGCGATAGGCAAACCGCGAAGCAGGCTGGACATAAACCCAAGCTGCTGTTGCGGGTAGTTGGCCGCGTTGCGGAAATCAGTTATTTGCGAGTTCAGTACATTCTGAACATTTTGTTGCTGCTGGGTGCCCAGCGCATTCTGCAATTGGTTAATACCCATGTTTTGGGCGTACTGATTTTGACCCAAGCTACCCAGCGTGTTAGCGCCAGTCAGTGCCGTTTGGGCACCTTGCAGTCCGAGACCCGCGCCAAACTGTTGCTGTTGCGCATTGAGTTGAGCTGCCGCCTGACGTGCTTGTTGCTCGGTGTTGAACTGTTGCAACGCTTGGTTGTACGCTGCCTGCGATCCTGTGGCTTGGATGCCTGCTAGATTTTGTTGCAAGCCAGCATTGCCTTGAGCGCGCATCACTGCGTCCCGGCCTCCACCAAAAGCCCCTGCTTGGGTAGCCTGCGCCTGCTGTTGGGCACCGGCTTGTCCCGCCGCACGTCGTGCAGCCTGCGACTGAACGTCCACTACATTTTGCATGTAAGGACTCATATATGCCGACACGTTGCTCTGGGGCTGGTAACCGCGTCCGGGCATATAACCGCCACCCATACCTTGGCCTTGCGGGGGCTGCATCTGCTGGGAGTTTTGATTTTGCATCCCGCCGGGCAAACCACCCAAACCGCCCATCATTCCTTGGCCACCACCCATACCATCAAAAAACCCACGCTGCCTACCGACTGGGCCAATAGCGCTTTGTGTACGGTAGGGGTCGTAGTTGTACTGTGCGGTCAGTGCGTTGTATGTGGCTTGGTTTGCGGCCCCAGTAGCATTGCCTAACTGAGGGGCAGCTTGCATTTGCTCAGCGCCTTGGAACGCCTGCTGCTGCAATGGAGTAAATTGGGCAACTTGCTGGCCGGGGTATTGTTGGTAGCCTTGGAACCCGGTAATGGTAGGCATCCCTGTGGCATCAACGGCGGTATTACCGCTGGCGTCTTTTCCGTATTGGAACACCGTGCCAGCGCCAGCGCCCAACATTTGCTGCACATACGGCGCGGCATAGTCGGGGATCGTAGTTTGACTGCTGGATGTTGATGTGGGGATTGTTGCTCCGCCACCGCCGCTGCTGCCGCTACCGCTCATAATTTCACCTCAATAATTTGGTATTTGGGTTCAAACCCGTAGCGTTTCCACAAACGCGTAACTGACTCACGAGTTGCGCCTTCCATAACAGTAGCGCCCATACTTACTGCGTATGCCTTTAATTGGGCAAAAGTGTCGGGGTTTGAAATCAATTTGCCCCCAATTGCCGTAATAAAAGCTACACGGTCGTTTGCCCTATTAAAAAACTCCACGGTAACCGCGCCGTGAATTTTCTCATCTTCTGTCACAACTAGCAACGCCCACTGCCCTTGGGACACGTAAACCTTGACCTGATCGACAGTGTAATCGCCCTTGGAGTACTCCAGCGCCGAAGCAACGTGGGGCTCTGCCGCGTCCCAGACACGGTGTACCCAAGCCAAATCGACGACCTCTAGTTTCATATTGGCAGGTGTTTATCTGCGCGGCTGTTCACGGCTACGCTATTTTTGCCTGTGGTTTTGCCACGGGCCTGTTGAACACGATCCATCATGGCGTACAGTTTACGCGCCCCAGCTTCGGTCGAGCCGTTGCCCAATTCAGACACTATACGGGCAGGAATTACAAACTCGCCGTCAGCCAAGCGTGCTGGCTGGTGCTGACCAATGGTAGCGGGGATGCTATCAGATACGCCATCACCGGGGCCACGCAATAACCGGCCACCATCAGAGTATGAACCTAGGTTATACATTCCGCCTTGGGCCATGCCGCCCATAGCCAACGCTGCCAATCCGCCTGTTGCATGGTGGGTTAAACCGCTATTATAAAAACTTAAGTTATTTGCATTCTTAAAGTTGGAAACATATCCACCGCCTTTACCACGATAGTTGGAATCGTAAGAGCTTTCTTGTCCCCAACCCCCACCAAAGTCATTGCCAGCATACTGAAGGGTTTGGTTGCCGCTATCCCACCCCGAAGTTTGTCCGGCATCAACAGGGTTTGTGTCAGCAGGTTGAGTTTGTATTTGAGTTTGCGTTTGATCGCCGCCGGAAGGAACCAAGGATTCAATGCCACTGGGAACTGGGGTTGCCGTATTGGTATTAAACAGTGTATTGTCATTTTCAGTGCGGTTTATGGCATCTGTTGTAAGGCTCTGTACTTCCGTATTAGCTGCATTCTGTTCTTTTGTTCTTTGCGCTGCCGCAGCATTCTCCATTGCAATAATTGCAGCATCATGGGCTGAAACTGGTTGGTCACTAACATTAAGCACCGTAGGGGGGAAAGCGCCTTCCTGCAGGCCTGATTCTGTATTTAGAACGGGGTTGCCGTTTGCGTCAAATACACCAGAGCTAAAACCGTATGGGGTGCCAACAGGAACTGCGGGGTTGTTGGAATCCCCGCCCGGTACAGGATTACCCCGAGTAATAATATTTGTAATTCCACCTGTTCCCGACATAACTCGGTCGTGAGCAATTATGGCGTCCAAATCAGACTGAGAAAGCACGTTACTGCTGTCTGCTGAGGATACGGGCGTAACTGGTGTGGGACTTACTGGAGTCGGGGATACCGGAGTCGGGCTTACCGGAGTTGGGGATACAGGTGTTACCGGTACTTCTGTCAAGTACTTAGTCAGGTCATTAACGCCGTATCGCGCCGCACCTTGTCGAATTTGGTCATCAGTAAACCCTTGCGCTCTTGATGCGTCAATAGCATTTTGGATCTGCGCATCGGTATACGTTACCGCTGGATTGGTCGTAACCGTGGTATCTGGCGTAGGAGTTGTGGTTGTTGTTACCGTGTTGCCATCAGTCAAGTACTTGGTTATATCGTCAATGTTGGTCGGCGTGGGGATTCCGGGCACCGGAGTCGGGCTTACTGGCGTTGGGCTTACTGGCGTTGGGCTTACAGGCGTTGGGCTTACCGGAGTCGGGCTTACAGGCGTTGGGCTTACCGGAGTCGGGCTTACCGGAGTCGGGCTTACTGGCGTTGGGCTTACTGGCGTTGGGCTTAC